GACGCAGGAAGCGCTCGATGCCGTCATGGCGAAAACCTATGAAGCGCTGGGCGAGCACGGCAAGGATCGGGTCGATTACGCCCGTGGCCGGCTGGTCGGGATCGTCGGCGAGGAAGGTGCGGCGCTGATGTGGCCGCAGGATGCCACGCCGTCGGCGAAAGGTGTTGAAGCGATTGAGCGGCTGTTGGAAAAGGCGGGCGAGCCCGGCTTTAACGCGGGCGTGCATGCGGTTGGTGCCAAGAGTGCCGACGAATTGCTGGGCGAGGCCGCGAAACTGCAGGAGTCGCAGGAATACTTCAATGGCGACAAGAAAACGCGGGACCGCGTGAACGCCATTTATCAGCGGGTTTACGGCAGCGACGCCGCCTGATCGGCCGCAACTCCCCTCTGTGCGGTGAAGGAATTTCGGGGCTGCCTTACGGTGGCCCCGATTTCGTTTCGCGCTAAGCCCGGAACGTAGCCACCCGGCCCAAGGCCCGCCAATACCGGCCCGCAAGGACACCCGGTAAAAGCCCGCCCAGGACACCCGGAAACGGCGACGCAAAGGACACCCGAACGCGGACAGCAACAACAACTGTCAATTCGCAAAGGGTAAACACATGTCCTCGATCGATAGCGCTTTTATCAAGCAGTACGAAAAAGATGTCCATGTCGCCTATCAGCGCATGGGTTCGCTTCTCCGCAACACGGTCCGCGTGAAAACCGGCATCGTCGGTGAATCCACCACGTTCCAGAAAGTCGGCACGGGTACGGCCGCGCAGAAAACGCGCAACGGCAAGGTCCCGGTGATGAACATCGACCACACTCCGGTCGAATGCACGCTGGCCGACTACTACGCCGGCGATTACGTCGACAAGCTCGACGAACTGAAAAAGAATTACGAGGAACAGGGCGTGCTGGTACAGGCCGGTGCGTCGGCGCTGGGCCGCAAGACGGACGAACTGATCATTGCCGCGCTGGACGGTGCGACGACGTATCAGGACACCGCGAACCTGTCCGCGCTCACGGCGGCTGCCGGTGGCGCGTACTTCTCGGACCTGGTTACCACCATGGGCGCACGCGATGTTCGCCCGATGCGCGGCAACATGTTCGGCGTGGTGTCGTGGCAGGTCTGGAACAAAATGCTCGGCATCGAGGAATTCAAGAATTCCCGGTATGTCGGCGATGATCTGCCGTGGGTCAAGGAACTCGGCGAGGCCCGTTACTGGCTCGGCGCGATCTGGTTCCCGCATTCGGGCCTCACGATTTCGTCGAACGTCCGCAAGTGCTTCGTCTATGACCGCCGCGCCATTGGCCACGCGGTCGGTGCCGACGTGACGACGGATATCACCTGGCAGGGTGATTACGCTGCGCACTTCGTCAACAACATGATGTCGCAGGGTTCGTGCCTGATCGACACCATCGGCGTGCAGCAATTCCTCGTCACCGAAAACGCGTAACGGCGAAACCAGAGAACAGGAAAGGAAATTCTCATGTCTCTCGATCTCAATGCTCTCGTGGTCTTTGCCCAGGTTCCCGGCTCGACGGCCGGCACCTACCGCGCAATGGCCTCGTATTCGACCGACGATACGGCGGGCGGCGTCGAAACGGCGGGTTACTTCAATAACGCCGCTGCGATGCTTCCCGCGGGTTCGCAGATCTTTGTCGCCGGCGATCTGGACGGCACGCCGTTCCAGAAGCAGTATGTCGTCGCCAGCAACGACGGCTCGACGGTTGCGATCACGCCGCAAGCCAATATCACGTTCAACGAACAGGTGGTCATCAATACGACCATCGACCTGACGAACGGTTCGTCCGGTCACGTTCCGATGCCGATTGCCGGCACCATCGACAAGATCTACACCGTGCTCAAGGGCGGCGCCGTAACCACGAACAATGCCACCTGCACGTTCAAGATCGGCACCACGGCGATTACCGATGGTGTCGTGACGGTCACTGCGTCGGGTTCGGCCATTGGCGATGTTGACGTTGCAACGCCGTCGGCGGCGAATACCGTTGCGGCGGGTGATTACGTGCAGTGCACGGTGTCGAACACGCCGGGCGGCTCGCGTACCGCCGAAGTGACGCTGCTGATTTCGCCGACCTGATCGGCGCTATCAACTCTCTGAGCGAGGCCCGTGCCGGAAATCGGTGCGGGCCTTTCTCTGTGCGGTGAGCGGCGCGGACGGGCGTGCGATAACCGCGCCATGACAAAGGAAACCCCCACGGTCATCCTTGACGATCTCAAGGAAGAATTTCGCGGCACGTCGATTTCGATCTGGTCATACCGGACGAAGCACGGCGCCGACGATCTTTTGAAATCCGCTTACTGGCAATTGGCGGCAAGCCGTTTCAGTTTCGGCGACCGCATCATGGTTGATTGTACCGGCGGGACCAGCAACGCGCATTACACGCTTGTCGTTACGCAAAAAGGCAAGACGATCAAGGTTTGCGCCGAGGCCCCGCCCTCTGTGCGGTGAAGGCTTTCCATTAACCCGTCATGTTTGCCGCCTGTAACGGGCTTAACCAGAGGCGGCAATGGCGATTACCAAATTCGATCTTTGCAATCGGGCGCTGCTGCGGGTCGGCGGTAATTTCATTACGGCATTCGATGCAAGCACCGTCGAGGCCGTCGCCGCCGAACAGGAATACGACGGTGCCGTGGATTATCTTCTGTCGCTGCACCGGTGGCGCTTTGCCTCGCAACAGTTTTCCCCGACGCGCCTGACGGCCACGCCAACGGACGAATATGACTATTACTGGCAGGTGCCGGCGGCGACGATCACGGTTCATGCCGCGAAGCGCGCGGGCAAGCCGGTCAAGTTCGACCGGTATGAGGACAAGCTGGCGTGCAACGTCGACGATGGGCTGGTGATCGACCACACGATCCGCGTTTCCGAAGATAAGTTTCCGCCGCATTTCCAGATGCTTGTTGTCGACTGGCTACAGGCGGTTTTCGAGGGCAACGTACGCCGCGACAAGGTGGCCGCCCGCGAAAAAATGAAATACGTCGAGGACGTTTCGATTCCGCGCGCCAAAAATATCGACAGCCAGCAACAGACCTCGCGCAAATTCACGACGACGCCTCGCCTTATCGCCATTCGAGGGCGCTGACGCATGGGGATCAAGGTCCGCAAGGCGCAAACAAACTTCATCCGGGGCGAATACCAGCCGGAAATGTTCGGGCGGTATGATCTGTATGCGAACGGCGCCGAGAAGCTCGAAAACATGGCGCTGCTAATCCAGGGTGGCGTCCGCACACGCCCGCCGCTGCGCTATCTGGCGACGCTCAATCAGAACGAAGGGAAGATGTTCGCGTTCGTGTTCAACGACGAGCAGCGATACGCCTTTGTGTTCTCAAATGCGCGCCTTGATATCTATCAGGAATCGACCGGATGGACGGCGTTGACGCCGATCACGTCGGCCCCATGGACAACGGCCATGCTGACGCGGCTTTCCGTGACGCACGACGGCGACACGATGATTGTGTTCCATCCGGATATGCCGATGCAGGTGATCAAGCGGACCGCGGCAACCACGTTCACGCGCTCGGCCTATGCCTTTGAGGAGAATTCTGCCGGCGATACGATGTACCAGCCGTACTACAAGTTCGCCGCCGCCGATATGACGCTGACGGTCGGCGGAACGACGGGTTCGCAATCGCTGACGCTTTCGGGCGCGGGCGCATTCACTTCGGATCATGTCGGGTTCATCATTCGACGTGAAGAAGAAGAAATCCTAATTACTGCCGTGACCGATGCGAACAACGCGACCGGGACGTGTCGGCAGACGCTGACGGCGGCAACGGCGACGACGGATTGGGACGAGGCCGTGTTCAGCGACGAGCGCGGCTATGCCCACCACGGCGAATTTCACAATAATCGGCTATGGATCCTCGGTTCGCGATCCCGGCCGAAAGGGCGCTGGTTTACGAAGATCGGCGCATTCTTCAACTTCGATCTCGGGACGCAGCAAGACAATGAAGCATCCTGGGAAGGCGTGATCAGCTCGCGGATGACGGAATTGCGGTACGGCGTTTCGACGCGGCACATGGTCATGTTTGGGGATACCGGTTCGTTCCTGCAGCCGGAATCGCAATCCGTGCCGATCACCCCCGATAATGCAAACAGCATCGAACAGGATCAGATCGGCACCGCATACGTGAAACCGGCG